TCATTAGCGTCGATTCTAGCTGGCGTGTTGTTGCTTGCGTCACAAACTACAAGGTAGTCATACAAAGCACGCTGTCCAACTAGTCCAAGCAAGAATGCTTCAACTTGTTGTTTAATTTCGTTACGAGTAATTGTATCGTTAGGTTCAAATATGAATGGTTTTGCAATTTGATTTAATTGATAACGCATATAAATTACCAAACGAGCTACATTGATACGATCTAAACTACTAGCAACTAGTTGACGAGTTTTTTGACCATATACAACTAATCCTGTACCTGCAAGATATGTAATTGGATTAACATGGATAGCTGCTAGAGTATCTCGTTGTCCAACATTTAGTGCTACAGTTTTAAATTCACCTGTTGATGCTTCAACATAGCCAACACTGCTTGCGTTTGTTACGCCGCCTCGACGCACACCAGCTGGTGCAAACCAAGGATAAGACACATTGTCACTTAGTGCAATAGTACGCAACATAATATGGCTTGGTGGAACTACAATATTATTTCCAGTTAAATCTTGTGTATATCCCCATGGATAGTACACAGCACTGTAACTATTATTATCAATTAAACCAGCTTCGCCGTCAATTGCTGCGCCAGCAGTATTATTACCCCAGTTGCTTAAACTTGTAGCATCTGGTGTTAAACGAGCTGGAGAATCCATAACAATAAATGCTGAAATACCGTTGTCTGTATTTAGGCTTACTAGCGAACTATAAGTTTCTAAGTATCCTGGGCAAGATAATAAGTTATAGATAACTGTATCAGGTTGACGGATTCCTTGATTGCTTTGGATAGTTTCTTGAAGTGCTTTCAATACCACAGCACGTTGTGCCTTACGACCAAATTGTCCAACTCCATTGAGATCATTTGGAGCGTCACTTACCCAACGATCTGGGTGGAAGTACGTCATCGGAACACCTTCTGGATTTATTCCGCCGGCAGTATAGTGTGTGTCAACTGATGTTGTATCTACATAGTTTACAACATATTTCTTCACATTATATCCGCTACGACGAAGATTGTATAACAATGTGCCTTTTGGATAAAGTGCAGGATCTGGACAATCAAAGTCAACAAAATTACTGGTTAACAAGCTAACGATTGTGTCAGGAGCTCCGGCTCCTGTTTGTGCTACGCCTGCTAAACTATCATCACTCCAACGAGCATCAGCAAATATAATACCTTGGGTTGTAGTATGATCAGTATTGTCAACTAGAACCCACTTTTGTGTAATACCGTTATATTTGTAAATTGTTGGGAACGCTTCTGTATCTTGCGGGTCAATCCATAGATCACCGTTAGCCAATGGGCCACCTGTGCTTTGAGCCGTTGGCATCGTACTTGTAATTAATGGACCGTTTGGATCTGTAATTACAGCTCCGCCTACTGGATATATCGATTGATTATAAGTTTGAGCAGTACTATCTAAATAACCTACCCAGTTATAACCATTGTTAATCATGATATCCACTTCTTCTAAGAAAGTATTATACCACAATGTACCGTCTGCTGGAGCTGTCGATGGAGGTGCTAAACTTGGAACAGCAAAACCATTTCCAGTTAATCCTACAGTACTTGCCCACAAGCTAGCAACAAATACTGGATACTCTGGTGTCCAAGTAATATTGTTTTCTTCGTTTTCGTCTAGAACAATCGCAGATGCATTATAATAAGGAGTTACTCCAACTGTAAACAAGTGTCCTAGTGTATATCCATCGTCAGTAAACACTATGTCACCGCCGCTTGTATGACTAATTGTAATTGTATTGTTGCTATTCAATGTGACACTAACATTTGTGCCAACAACTACTGTTTGAATGGCTGCTGTTAGTGTTTGTGCATCTACTACTGCATTACCAACTGCTGTAAATGACACAGTTGCAAAATCAGTTAACACACTTGATCCTGGTTGAGTTACCTGTATACCAAAATTGTAAACGGCGCCATTGCCTTCGCCACCGTGAGTAGTGAATGTAGTGTTACGAATGACAGCACTAGTAATGGCTGTTTGCCCACTAGCTGCTCTGTAATACAGTTTAAAATCAGCGTATGGAGTTACTGGATGCTCATCGTCATTATATTTTACAAATAGCGTATTAACTGGTAAATTAATGCCACCGCCGTTTGGATCTAATGTAGCCAATGCTGTATAAGTATCGGGGAACATTTTTACGGGTTGTGCTACCCAAGTTTGAGTAGCTAGATTGTAACGTTTTACAATCCAGTCAGCTCCTAAGTTTACTGGAGTTGTTTTAATCCAAACACTGCCTGAAGGTTCTCCATTAGCTGTACCGGCATTGTTATATGTACCATATTCTGGAACACTAGTATGTGGACTAATAGTTAATTTTGGTGCCAAATAAACATTGTTAGTGTCATAATTTAAGCCTAGTTTATGTGCTGTTGTTCCACTGATAGTAATACTTCCATCGGGTGCACTATTATAACCGCCTACTGTGCCATCGCTGTAAATATTTAAATAACCATTGATATTAGCTGCTTTGATACCATCGGGAAGTGCGTTATTGATTGCCGATACAAGAGCGTCAATTGTTGTTACACCAGTAATGCTTGCACCATTTAAAACCAATGCATCTCCTGACAATAGTGTTACATTGGGATGAGATGCTGTGACTGTTGGCCAAGCCATTGTCCATTCAGGACTGCCAACTTTAACCCATGTTCCAGCAGGTTGTGCTGGAGCTTCGCCTGTATAATATTTTTTAGTCCACAAAATGTTTAGTGTTGTCACACTTACCATTGCGTAGTCGCCAATTGCGCCAACACTTGATAATGGAGCATAAGTTGCTTCATCTACTAAATTCATGTCAGTAATTACAGTTACTGTTTGATGTGTAAATGTTTGTCCATCTGCTATTGTAGCTGGACTTGAATTCCATTCAAATACACCAAAATTTGTAGCTCCAACATCTAACCACCATGTACCATCTACTGGCAAACCATGTGGAGCTGTTGCACTACCAATCAGCTGCTTAGTATCTAAATCTGCACGGACTACATAAGCCTGATTGCTTACACCTAAAAAGCTATAAGCTGCTTGTAGACCGTATTCATTAATTTCTCCTGCGTTAACAGGATTATTTTCTGCATCAGTTTGAAAGTAAGGAATACCAAAAGTACTTCCTAAATCTGCCTGACTTGTTAGCAAATAAACTTTGCCAGCATTTACTTTAGTTGTTCCTGGAGCGATTCCAGTACCAGCTGAATTTTGTTTATCTTGCTCGCTAGCAACGATAATCAACGGGACGGTGCCAGGAGCTCCTGGAGTGTAGAATGATTCGTCTACTACTGTTACGCTTACGCCGGGTGAACTTAATTGAGCCATATTTTTATCTCCATGAGTACATGTTCTTGTATGTATTTATATACGTTTGAATTAATTAGCTAGTTATAAGCCCCTGAAAAGGCCTCAAAAAGGCCAGCTTTGCTTAAATAAAATATGAGACCACTATGCGTATGCGGATTAAGGCCCACGGCTGTTAATTATAAAAAAAATGGGCGAACTTTTTACAGAAGTATGTGTAATGTATGCTTGAAACATGGTGCTTTAGCAGGAGTACCTAAATGGTATCGCTCAGGATATAGGCAAAAGAATAATTGCGACAAGTGCGGATTCAAAAGCCTTCACGTAGAAGTATTTTCAGTGTTTCATACAGACGGTGACCTAAATAATTGCAGACCAACCAATTTAAAAACAGTATGCGCTAACTGTGCAAGAGTTCTGCACAAAGAAGGTGTTAAATGGCGTCAGGGAGACTTGGTACCAGATCTTTGACCTGTGCAAACAACTCGTCTATAGTGCCGTTGTTTTCTAGTACAGCATCAAAATTGGTCCCGACCCAAGCAGTTTCGCTAGCGTGAATTTTTAATTTGTCCATACGAGTTTTTGCCAGAATCCAATTAATATGATGATCTCCGGCATTCATATCCACAGCATCTTGGTACCAGTTAGGCTCGGCACCTCGCTTTACACGAATAACAATTCCACCTGCGTTTTTTATACTGGCAATTTCGTTGGGGAAACGACAGTCTGATATTACAATATCGTCACGACTATTTCGTAGTTTATTTTCTAAACTGGCTATCCACATGTCATCATGAAAACCATTACGACATACTTCTGTGCCCCAGTGTTGTAGAATCCATCTAGGAGTAAGATTGGGCATGTCTAGTCTTTGTGCCCACCAAGTGTCAATCTCTTCACGCCATTCTCTAGCTTGTTTAGTGCGGCCTTCTAGCATAGTTCTATCCCAACCAAACACTGCTGATACAGCGTCTTTTAAACTGTTGGCAAAACTTTCTCGTCTATATCCATGGAAATTTGTTAGATAATCGGCAATAGTATCTTTGCCAGAACCAATAAACCCGCACACACCTATAATCATAGAGCCCCCTTGAGTAACTCTAGTATATAACAGTTTTATTACAAGGTCAAGAAATTTCTTAACCAGTTATGAAGTAATAGGCATTACTACCGTTAACTTCATTGGTAATCAATTCTTTTTCCAAACTTTCAATCATTTCTTTTGATTCAGCAATCAGTGCCGTGCCATTAAGACTAATCGGTGACCCAGGACCAGCAATAGAACCAAACTTGCTTCGTGCTTGTCCTAGCATTTGTTTGCAAGTTCCAAGCGCATAATCCCTTAGCCATTGTTTGGCATAAACATCTTGTAAAAGCACCCAGTCTGGTCTGAAATTATAGCTTTGTATAAGGATCTGTTCTCCTTGTGCAAATGGTCGTTGTAAAATATCTAGTATATGACTGGTTGGTTTCCAGTTGAATTCAATATAACTACCAAACATTCGCCCTACTAATTTTTGATATCCAGCAAAAGCATCATAGGTAGCCAATCCGCCCATCATGCTGCCTGACATCAAATATGTATTGGTATAAGCTAGATTAAAAGGCTCAAATAAAGTACCGCCTGCACCAATACCACTTCTTGAGCCAATAGCTCTACGAAACACTTGGCGTACTGCAATAACCTCATCAGGTAGTCTATACTCATTTTGATCCTGTATAAGTTCTAGAAACATGTAGCTTTCTTCTACAGCATTAGGACTGCGTTGTCTATATTTTGCAAGCGCCTTATCAAGTGCCGTTTCGTAATGCACTGGATCAAGTTCTACTTCAATCATGCCGTCTCCTAGCATGGTTTTAACATACTTGAATACAGCGTTTCGTTCTACAGTGCTGTTAGATTGCGTACTTGGTGCTTGATCGTCCATGTTTTGTTCTCCTATGATATTTATCTAACCCATAAATAGTAGTATGCCTAGACTCTCTCTTTATAAACCCGAACGGGGCCAAGATTACAAATTTATTGACCGACAAGTATCTGAAATGTTCCAAGCAGGGGGCACGGATGTTTATTGGCACAAATTTTTGGGTGCAAATAATGACCCAAGTATGGCCACAGCAGATAAACCTGCATATGCCAACACTAATCCAGCAAATATTCAAGATTTGTTACTACTAGAAAATCGTGACAGAACTTACGATAAAGTTATCTATAGAATTCGCGGATTGTATAATGTACAGAATATTGATTTTAATCTAAGTCAGTTTGGTTTGTTTATTGATAATGATACACTTTATATGACTGTGCATATAAACGATTTTATTCATTATGTAGGTCGTAAACCTATAAGTGGCGATGTTCTAGAACTACCTCATTTACGAGATGATTTTGCTTTAAACAATTTTGATGTTGGTATGCCCAGATATTATGTAGTGGAAGATGTGGGCCGTGCTAGTGAGGGATTCAGTGTAACTTGGTATGCTCATTTATATAGATTAAAACTCAAGAGAATTACAGATAGCCAACAGTTTCAACAAATTTTTGATCAGCCTGCACTTGATGCCAATGGTGATCCTACAAACAATACTCTCAGAGATTTAATCAGTACTTATAATACTGAATTGTCTATTAATGATGCAGTTATTAGTCAAGCCGAAGCAGATGCACCACTTAGCGGCTATGAAACTCGTCAGTTTTATACACTTAATATCGATCCTACCAATGGAAAACCTGTAATACAAACAGCTGATCAAGAGACTATCGACGCTAGTGTTGCTAGTCAGCTAGCAAGCGGTACTTATGGTGCTGCCGTTAAAACTGGTTATCAAGGTTATTTAGTAGGTGACGGTTATCCAATCAATGGCTATGCATTTGGATTTGGTATACAGTTTCCTGCCAGTCCTGGTCCTGATGATTTCTTTTTAAGAGTTGATTTCTTTCCTAATAGATTATTCAGATTTGATAAAGATTTTAATTCATGGATTGCAGTAGAAGATGCTGTGAGAATGACCATGACTCAAACCGATACAAGGGCAACTCAAAAGACTGGATTTATTAATAATACAGCTTATACCTACAATGATATAATTGCTACCGATTTTGTAACTGCTGTAGTAGGTCAATATATCATTAATACACAAATACCTAGTACTACAAGTGCAAAATACCTTGTAC